AAAACAAAAACAAAAACAAGAACAAAACAAAAACAAGAACAAAACAAAAACAAAAATAAAAACAAGAACAAAACAAAAACAAAAAAACAAAAAAACAAAAAAAGAAAAAAGTAATGCCACCATCGTATATTATGTAATAATATACTTTGCCGGGTCCTAAGTCCGGAATTTTAAAGCTGCAGAAGGATTTTTTAAAAAAAATTAAAAAAAATGATTTTTTTTTTTATTTAGATTATATATAAATCCAATGTATAATAAATCATATATTTTATAATGGATACTCAATCATCGGAACAAAACACATATTTTATTACTGATTTACAACTATTACGATGTCCTATCAGTATGACATTATTTTACGATCCTGTTATTGCAGAAGATGGTTATACGTATGATAGACATTATATTAATACTCATTTAAAAATTAGACAAACATCTCCAATGACGAATAAACTTATTGGAAAGAGTTTGACTCCAAATCTTATTATTAAACAGATAATTCAAAATGTATTAAAAAATAATTCAAATTTACAAAAAGAATTTGATGACATACAGAAAGACTACTATCTTAGATTAGGAAAAGATCTGTATAATGCATGTGAGTATGGCAATATAAAAGAAGTTCAACTATTGATAGATAAAGGCGCAAAGGTTGATCTAGCTAACAAACACGGTTGGACACCGTTATTTATCGCTTGCATGACTTGCCCGATCAACGTGATCAACGTGGTGCGACTGCTGATAGACAACGGCGCGGAGATTGATCAGGTTGATAAAAATGGTCATACGCCACTGATGATGGCCTGTAATAGAGGAAACGTTGAATTGTCTCGTCTATTGCTAAATAACGGCGCCGCAGTCAACAACGTAATAAATGTTAATCCTCCCTTGAGCAGATGCACACCATTGATGTGCGCCTGCGCACAAGGTAATATCAACTTGGTCAAACTGTTGCTAGAAAACGGTGCGGATGTTAATCGTGTTGTTGATATTCTTGAGAATGGAAAAATAAACGACACAACGCCACTGATATGTGCCTGCTCTTACGGTTACTTCAATATAGTACAACTACTTTTGGATAACGGTGCATGCATTAATTTTAATAATTATAATACCAATAATATTGAGAAATTATTCATTGCCTGTTATATCGGTCGCATAGATTATGTGCGTCTGTTGCTAAAAAAAGGAACGGAACTGTTACAAAATAAAAAAAAATTCGTCAATCATGTTATAAACGACAGTACGACACCGCTGTATGTTGTCTGCAAAAAGGGATACTTAGATATAGCACGACTATTAATAGATAATGGTGCTGATGTTAAATTATTAACAGATTCGATTAGTTTTATGTCAACACCGATGTGGATCGCCTGCAGTAAAAATCACGTCGATATAGCTAAGTTACTGATGAAAAAAGACAGGAGTGTAATCTATCATAAACCTGATGTAATTGGTTTGACACCACTGTTACTCGCCAGTCAACATGGTAACTTATTAATGACACAACTGCTTCTTGAAAATCGTGAGAATATTAATCAGTCGAATAATAAAGAATGGACTCCACTTTATATGGCATGTTCTAACAATCATTATGATGTAGCGAAACTGCTGTTAGAAAACAACGCTCACATTAATCATATGGATGATAATTTGGTCACACCATTATGGGTCGCTTGTCGAGACGACTACTTAGGTATAGTGCAATTATTGTTAGATCACAACGCTTCAGTCATTCAAGCAGATATTGAAGGTTGGACGCCTTTGCATGTCGCTTGTGCAAATGAGTGTATACATGTGGTGAAGATGTTACTAGAGAAGATGGATAAGCACGCATCACATATAAAGGATAAAGATGGTAATACGCCTCTAGACTTATCCTTATATGAATATAGGAATCTAGAGATATATCAAATATTATTAGATCATGCTGCAACATCTTAATGTACAAATTAGAGTAAATTTTTAATCGTAATTAATTTAAAAAACTAAAAAATAAAAACAAAAATAAACAAAAATAAAAACTAAAAAATAAAAACAAAAATAAAAACAAACAAAAATAAAAAAAAGTAATGCTACCACATTTATATTAATATAATGTGCCGGGTCCTAAGTCCGGAATTTTAAAGCTGCAGAAGGATTTTTTATATTTTTTTATAAATTAATTTTGTAAATTTATCTTCAAATATAACATTATTAGGTATTGGTTTTGCTTTATAAAACATTTCTGCTAATTCTTCGCTTGTATAACCACTTAAATTTTGACCTTCCGCCGTATAAGCTACTAAAAATTCATGATTTTTCATTTCTCTAGCTTTTTTATAAAATTTTTTTATATTATCTATTATTTGTAATTTAGATACACTTCTAAAACCTACTTTTTTATATGTAATATTTGATATTTCATCATAAAAATTTGGTACTAAATTTTTAGTTATTAATGCGTATGAGTTACCACAAAGTCCAGAACCAATGTTCCACTTTGCTCCGTATTTAAAAAATGCTATTCTTGCGGTACCCATACCGTGCAAACCTGAGGGATTTGAACCAAAAACAAAAATTTGATTTCTATTTAATTTTGTAATTAATCCAGAATATGTTTTTCTTTTCATTATTATTTATAGTACATTTAAAAAATAATCTATATATTTGCTAAGCTATATTTTATATATACTAATGTCTTCATCGGGAGGTGTTGAAACATTTTAATCAGTTGCGGGTTCTTCTTTGTTAGGTCTGGGTGGTAGTGGTGGTGGTAGACGTGTCGGTTCCCATGTTGCTGAATGATCCGCAGCGTCGTCGGTCTCGTGCATTTCCTCCCTCCCGGGAGCCTCGGGCATTTCCTCTATCCCGGGAGCCTCGTGCATTTCCTCCCTCCCGGTAGCGGGACTATTTTCTTCCTGCCTTTTATATTCTTGGACTTTAGCCATATCAATAGTAAAAATATCTAATGGAATATTTCCATTGTATAGTGTCTGAAGATCGTTAAATGTTTTTAGGTTATGTACAACAGGTGGTGTTACATCATCTGGTTTTGGTTTTGTATTTTGGTAAATCTTTTTTCTACGAAATACGCTGCCTACGTTGCTTAATATGCCTCCTCCTCTTTTTCTCGTTGCTTTTTTTAGAGAAAACTGACGTTTATTTTTTCGAGATTTTAATGTATTCTTTTTTTGCATATATATTATAGTGTTATTTGTTTTTATGAACGCGCAATTCAAATTATTATACAGGTCTTATTAAAAATAGAATTTATGATTTTAATAATATAAGATACATATTGTTTAAGGAGAAAAAGAGTATAAATGTTAATTATAGATGATTATATCTAATATATACAAATAAAATTGATTGATATTTGTGAATATGTCATTTGAATCAAGTGGATCTAAAAAAGATTTAACCAAGTTAAAAGTTGGAGGAGTTAGTAAACTTCCGTCCAAAATAAAAGAATCTGCAAAATCTATTCCACGTTCGGATTGTCCTCGTACAGTAGTGAGAGGGAAAAAGTTATCATTGCTTTCAGTGAATGTTTCTGGTCTGAGAAGTTTATTAGATCCATCAAAAGATGTATCACGACGAGATGCTTTTCAAAAACTTGTAAAATATGAGAAGCCTGATTTACTTTGTCTAAATGAACATAAATTACAAGAAAAACATGTTGAGGAAATTAAAGTTCTATTATCTGTATTGTTACCAGAATATCCTGTTAATTTACAGTATTTTACTTGTTCTACAGTAAAAAAAGGTTATTCTGGTGTAGCTATTCTTATACGAAAGAATAGTATCGCGGATATTGGTGGTAAAGTAACTGCTGGTTATAATACTTCTGATGAAATCGTCAAAACGGAAGGTCGTTTATTAACTTTTAAAGCTTCCGGTTTGCCTACAGTTATAGCGACATATGTGCCAAATTCCGGTCAGAAATTAGACAGATTACAATACAGATGTAAAATATGGGATAGAAATTTATCAAACTACATAAAATCTCTTGGGCCATCAACGGTTGTCATAGGTGATTTAAATTGTTGTCATTTGCCTGAAGATATACACAATATGTATTCGCGACCTAATTTTGATGACATGCGACGTGGCGAAATAGATGTTATAGATCAATATAAGGGCCTTTCTGGAGTAGCAAAACAGGCTGGTCTTACAGTCGAAGAGCGTCAATCTTTTTCGAAATTATTAAAAGATGCCAATATGGTGGATACATTTCGACAAAAACACCCTGAAGCAGTTGGTGTATTTTCATATTATTCACAACGTGCTGTTGTAAATCGCAGTCTGAATAGAGGATTGAGACTTGATTATGTATTGGCATCTCCTTCATTAAAATTGGCGGATGCTTTTATTTTGTCTAGGGATGATGTTTGGCCATTTGCGGATCATTCACCGATTGGGGCAATTTTCAAACTCAACTAAAAATATACTTTGTCGGGCCCAAGTCCGGAATACTAAAGAACAACAGATAGAAGTGTATATTTTTTTTATATCTAATATTATTATGCGTAAACTGTTTACTGTTGATAATTTAATTATGGGAAAAATTATTAATCGCCCATCTAAAAAATGTAAAACTCCATATGTTGCAGATGTAGAATTAGAGGATGGTACTCTTGCAATGGCCCATACAACATCATTAGGATGTGGTGGTTTAGTTGATGTTGGTTCAAATGTATTGATGTTGAAAGTGAGTAATGAAAAAAATATTTGCAGATTTCGAGTAATTATATCAATTGTTAAAGAGAAAAGACATGTGCAATATATTGGAACAGATACATGTCTTCCTGAAATTATTGTAAAAAAATGTTTAGAAAAAAATTTACTAAATTCATTAAAATTTATTAAATCTTTAAGAAGTCAAATTACTTTTATGAATTCTCGTTTTGATTATGCAGGGGTTGATACAAATGATACTGAATTTATATTGGAAGTCAAAAACGTACCATTAGCTGATTATGTTGATTGTTTTAATAAAGAAAAAAAAAAGATGGATTTTTCACAATATAACTATGATAATAAAATATCATATTTTCCAGATGGGTATCGTAAAAAAATAACAGATACTGTTAGTGTAAGAGCTTTAAAACATGTTAATGAATTATCGGAAATTAAAAATAATACAAATAAAAGAGCAATTATGTGTTATGTAATTCAAAGAACAGATGTATCATCTTTTCAACCAAGTAATATAGATCCAATATACAAAAATGCTGTAATAAAAGCGGTTAAAAATGGTGTTGAAATATTACCAATTGTTATAAAATGGACAAAAAAAGGAGAATGTTATTTTGTAAAAGATAATTTAAAAGTAAATATATGATTTTTTGAAAATCCCTCTACAGCTTTATTATTTCGTACTTAGGACCCGGCACATTATTGTTATGTGGTGGCATTACATTTTATTTATTTTTAATTTTTTTCTGTTTTTTTTGTTTTTAAATTTTCTCTTATCATCATCGTATTATAAAATACTATCAAATTTTGTCCTTTTGGTTTTCTCGGAATAAAATGTGACAACTTTGCATCTTTTGTAGCTAATAATACTTTTTTACAAAATTCGTTTTGTTCATATTTCGCTTGCTGAGCTCTCATCATTGCTATTTCATTATTTTTATTGTCAAAGAAATCTTCGTCAATAATAATATCTTTTGATCTCTTATAAACAATTTTACTTTTTTTTGTTTTTGAATCCTTATCTCTAACAATACCTGTTTTTCCACCAGCTCCTAAAGCCTTTAATGGACATGTTTCCCATTCAGAACCAGATCCAAATGCAAATGTATTATAAAAGTTTTCATTATTTTTCTTAAATTTATTTGCATGGTAGAAGTGTTCAACAGACATCCAATGTTTTCCATCTAATTCAAACAATGGAGAATAAACTCCATCTACTTTTTCGTTAACATAGAAATTTGATAAAACTTTACGGAAATCTTTAATTTTAAATAATTCTTTATATTCTGATACTTTTGATTTTGGTAAACTTTCACCAGTTCCTTTACCTGGAATTTTATTTGCAGATCTTGAATAAAATATAAATTTAATTTCAGGATCAAATAAATTTAGTTTATCTTCTTTGTTCATAATTATAAATTAATTATAAATATCTATGGTTTAATAACTTCTTTTTAAACAAAATTGTGATCATTTTTTTTGTATGATCAATGGTTTAATTCAATCTTCATATTTTACTTCATTAATTTTTGATCATATTTATCTTCATCTTCATAATATAAATTATATTTTTGACACAAGTAATTCAACCAGTTTCTAGTTTTTATATCTGTAAATCCTCTACCACTGTTTGGACTAGGTGTGACTTCACCAAATACAGGATATGTATTATTCAAATAAAAATCTAATCTTACAAAAACATTTGGAAATACTTTATTTGCAATAAAATTACACATATTTATCATTTTAGATAAATGTTTTGGTCTCGGTTGTGGTTTTCCTTTATAAAATTTATTGTTTGTTTTTATGTTTAATGGTATCCAATCTGTAGTATAATAACATACATAATACTTACCATATTTATAATATTTGTGAAGTATAAAACCAATATTACCTTTAAAACAATATATTTTGTAATCATCAGGTATAGTATATTTTCCATCATCATTTCGAATAAATTCTTCAATAATAACCTTTTTATTTTTAAAAGTATTGTTTAATTTTTGTTTTGTCACTTCTGTTCCATTGAATTGGTTAAATAATTTATTATTTATATTTATTAAAGGAAATACATTTGTAGAACTATGACCTATATGAGGTTTTATTACAAATGCTTTCTTAATATTATATATATAATCTATTATATAATCAAAATTGCCATAATAATATAATTTTGGTGTTGGAATCTGTAAATCCTTACACATTCTATAAGTATTGTATTTATTATTAAGTTCATGTAATGATTTATTATTGTATTTATATTTTTCATAAATATTCTTCCAATCTTTTACTATTGTTATAAAATCATATTTATTTATAAAGTTTTCTTTATTACTTTCTTTTTTACTATAAATAATTAATAACAGTATGATAAATACTAATAAAATTAGTAGTATCATATTAATATTATGAATTAATTTAATTACACTTTTTACAAAATCTTTATCAAAACTGTTTGATGAACCTTTTTTCTAAATAGGTTCAATAAAAACTTGTTCATCTGCTTCAGTATTGTCAATTGCTACATAATGTAATAAAAGTAAATTATAATAATCATATTCTAGTGTGTCTCTAAAGTGCAAATGATCTTGACCTTTAAAACACATAAGTCCGCCTTTATTACAATCACATGCAATACAGTCATCAATATTCGGAGTAAATGAACTCCTTCCGCCGCAATGTCTTTTTTGTTTATCTTTATGGAAATAGATATTCCATGATGAATTTTTAGGTTTATCTAACAAATAAGATACAGTAAATTCGCAATTTGGATTATCTCCATGTGCTGGTAAATCACTTCCTTTAATATAACATGACAGATATGTATAAGTTGGTCTTAATTTTTTCTTTGTAAATTTTTCAACTAATGGTAACAATTCATATTGTATAATTCTAGAATATGGATCATTTCTTGTTTTAAATCTTTTTGATTGACGATCTCCTAATTTAAATTGATTATTTATTATACCATCTGCATAAAAATTACTAATTAAATTTATAGCTTTTTTTGTAAAAACATCTTCAATTATTATTGGATGATATTCATCAAATTCGTATGTTTCTGTTAAATATTTTTCATTTAAAATACCAGTTGATGTTCGTATAGATTTTATCTGTAAAACAGAATTAATAATCTTTTGCCAATAATTTGATCTAATAGATCCAAAATCTATAGTTTTATAACCTTGTTTTGATATTGTTTTATCACTAAATTTTGTATAAATCTCATCCAATATTTCAGTATAATTTATATTTTTTATATCAATCCTATTATTATTTTCAAATTTTTGAATATTATTATTACTAATATCATTACTAATATCATTGCTAATATTATTAAAAATGTTGCATGAAGGATTTATTTTTTTTAGATTATCAAATTGTCTAACATAAATATTAAAAATAATTACAGAATTGCTAGAATTATTTTTAATAGATTTGGATAATTGTTCAATTCTATCTATTGAAGAATTATGAATATTATTATAAAATAATAATGAACCTTTTTTAAAATCAAAATGTAATTTTGATCGGAATGTATAACTTACATCTTCTGTAATAAATCCGGTAATTGTACGCAAACGTTGTCCTCTTTTTTCTGTAAAGGCTTTGGATGAATTTGAATTTGTAGAAAATGCATCAAAATGATATCCGTGAACAAAATTAGGAGGATATTTTACAAAACAAATCTTTTCAAAAAAATCAGAAGATTCATTTGTTAATTTTTCAATTTTTTTTATAAAATTTGGAAATTTTTTATTATTTACCCATATAGTTTCCTTTTTTGAGATATTTGTATTAAAATAATTTTTACCTAATTCAATTTCAAAATTAGAAAAATCCTCTTCGGAAATAACGTTATTATATATTTTTACTACATCATTTTCAAATTCAGATATAATATTTGTTTCCTCATCAGTTTCTATTGTTTCTATTGTTTCATTTTCAAATTTAGATATAATTTTTGTTTCTATTGTTTCCTCATCAGTTTCAGTATCCGTTTTATCTTTATTTTCAGATTTAGGTATATTTAAATTTTTAATTGAATATGGTACAATTTTTTTAAAATCGTCTTCTCTAAACCATAAATTAAATCCCCATTTTTCACCTTCCAATACAGGACAACCCGCATGTTCACTAAGTGGATGTCTTTTATTCGTACCACTAAATACATTTGAAATATAAGTAATTTGCCAATCGTTGGGGGTACACTTATATTTTTCTTAGTAAAATGGGTTTCACCTCCTTCTAATACATTATTCAGATAACCTAATGCTGTAAACATTCTTTGACCACCTAATCTCATACATCTTTTTGATTTATCCGAATCATCATGATCCCATGAATCCATATGACTACGATATTCTTGATTTTTATCATAATATATAAATTGATATTTTTCAGCATTTTGTAAGGGTAATCCAACAACAGACGCTATTCTAGTAGCTACTTCCAATGTTTTTTGATCATAATTATGATCAATCCAACAATTTTTTCCTGTTCTTCCTTTAGAAACCACACCTTGTTTATTAGTACAAACTAATGCTTGTTGTAATTTATCTTTTGCTATATTGATAAAATGTGTACATGTCTCATTATCTAAGAAATTATCGATTGTTTTAATTAACGGATCTTCGCTAATTATTTGTGAATTATTATTTTTCAAATGACTTTCAAACTCCATTATTTTAATATTATTATTTTAATATTATTATTTTTTTGTTATATTGTATTATAATTATTTCTTTTTTTTGTTATATTCGTATTTATATAATAATATTGCTTCATTTTCGTTTAATTTTCTTTACTTTCTTCAACTCCTACATTGTCATCAACTCCAACATCGTCATCTACTACATTATTTTTTTCCAATTCTTGTTTCTTTTTTTCAATGTCTAAAATAGCTTCTCTCTTTCTTTGTTCAACCTGTTCTGCATAAAAAATATCTTTTTTAACATGATTTTCATTATATTTTTGCATAAGATCGTTTAATCCTTTTTCTAAATATTTTTGATCTACAACATTATTTGCATTAGGATCCCAAGGTAACCAATAACCAACTTGTCCTACAAAAACATGGAATTTACGATCAAGTTTTTGTAAACTTTCCGCTCTTTTATTTGCTTCTTCTTGAGTATTATATACTCCTCTAATTTTAAGACCACGAATAGAATTCGCACCACCAATTTCATTATGATAAGATGTTTCTAAATCTTGATCATTTACAGATAAATAATTCGAATATTCTTCTTCAAAATCACTTGATTTAATAGTTACATTACCTTCTTCATTCTCTAAAGATTTAAGAAAATTTTTTAATTTATAAGATTCTTTTTGAATTAAAATTGATTCGGGTGAAACAAACGACAAACAAACAAAATTTTGTCCTGGAATAGGTAAATCAACATCTAAATAATCAACTTCATCAGGGGTATTTGTATTATTTTCGAATTCCATAATTCAATAATATTATTCATTTGTTTTATGCTTATATTAAATTTTTTGTCTTAAAAAAAATGATAGTATTTTTGGCATATTTATTTACTTTATTAATAAAACATAAAAATATTGTCTAAATGTCTGCACAAAACAAAATAGAATATGATCATAGGTGGGTATCAACATTACCAGATGAATGGATATGGGATTCCCAGCCTACTGGCAAAAGATTAGAAACATTATTACAACATTATAATTTATGGTTAGAAATACAATTTATTTCCAATAATTTATATGATTGCGATGATTATTACATAACAAATCCAACCACATGGACGTATAGTCCATGTGATCCAGAAATGTCTATAAAAGATATGCAAGGTTGGTTACCATTTTCTACGATAAATGACGCTAGAGACGATTTACAAATAGCAAATAAAAAAAATATAACAAAAAAGATAACAAAAAATACAACAAAAAATACAACA